GGCAGAAGGTATTAAGTTTCGCAGAGGCCAGGTATGTATGGTAGCTGCAGCACCTAATGCTGGTAAGTCTATGTTCGCTCTGATCTATGCAATTAAAGCCACCGTTCCTACACTTTTCTTCTCCGCAGATACTGATACGACTACGGTAATGATGAGATCTGTTTCGCATTTATCAGGTCACTCACAAGTAACAGTAGAGGCAAACCTTTCTAACAATAGCCACTATTACGATGCACACTTCAAAAGACTTTCACACATCAAGTGGGTCTTTGATTCATCTCCAAACATTGACGACTTGGAGTTAGAGATCAGGGCCTACGTTGAACTCTTTGGACAGCCACCTGAGTTGATTGTCATTGATAATTTAATGAACATAACCGCTGAGACGGACAACGAGTGGGCTGGACTGAGAGCAATTATGATGGAGCTACACGATATGGCACGTAAGACTGAGGCCTGTGTAGTAGTGCTCCACCACGTATCAGAACAGTCAGAGTATGGGTCACCTACTGCCCCACCTCATCGCAGAGCAATTCACGGAAAGGTCAGTCAGTTACCTGCACTGATACTTACACTGGGCTACGACCCAACGCAAGGAATACTCAAGGTTGCACCAGTAAAGAATCGCTTTGGCGCACACACTGCAGATGGCAGTAGATATGCACAGCTATTGGTAAACTATGCAGCAGTACAGATAGGCGACCAAGATGAATTTGGTTGGATGCTAAGGAAAGATACGATTGCAGGATACCAAGGAGGGTATAATGTCTGAACAGTTATCAAATAAATACAGAGACAATCTAAGGATTGATGCAGTGCGTGATGCTAGTAATGCACTGCGTTCAGAACTAGATGCTATCAAGGTAGACCTAACCAACTTCGTTGGTGCGCTGCTGCAATCTGGTGTTGTTGAATTAGTTAAAGATGAAGAAGGTAATGTCATCTATAAGATCAACAAGGTTGTATTGGTAGATGAGTCAGTACAACAAGACTAAAGGTTCTCAGTTTGAGACAGATGTAATGAAGTGGCTCCGCAAATCCGGTGTCATTGCAGAACGTCTGACTAAAGCTGGGGCAAAGGATGAGGGCGACATCGTTACTGTTATCGCGGGAGAAACCTATATCCTTGAACTCAAGAACAGGCAGACCCTTTCACTGCCTGAGTTCTGGAGAGAAGCGCAAGTTGAGGCGCTTAACTATGCTAAGGCTAGGGGTCTTGGGGAAGTTCCACTGTCTTATGTAATAGTTAAGCGTCGCAACGCATCAATAGATCAGGCTTGGGTAATCCAAGACCTAGCACAGTGGTTAAAGGAGAAGCAGTAATGGCACACGTAGCACAATGGTATGCAAATGAACGCCCAAGTTTTTCTTTTTATTGTCCTTGTGGTTTAGCTATCACAGGACAAAGTGAAAAAGGTTTGCGTACTCTAGTAGAAAGACATAAGGAAAAAGCAATCTTTCATCAAGAAATCAAAGGAGAAGAATAATGCCAGTACCAGGTGGAGAAATAACAACAACAGAGATACTAATACCAGTAGAACCAGTAGTAGAAGAAGCAGAAGATGATTTGCCAGAACTGTCATAAGGCAGGAGAAGAGAACACTCTTACTCACTACAAGCGTTCAGCTCAGTGGCACGATAAGTGTGATGATAAGGGGTGTGTATGCCAGCACAAGACTGGTCCAGGGTACGTAAAGCGGGACGGTATAAGGGTGCCATTGATGCAAATACAATCCCCATAGCTCCCATTGTCCAGCACTTCGGCGGTGAAGTAAGAGAAGGTAAGAGCGCATCAGTGAGATGCTGCCTACATAGCGACAGTCGCAGGTCTGCTGTTATGAATACCTACGACAACCTGTACTTCTGTCACACCTGCGGTAAGGGTGGCAATGCAGCTAACTTAGTGTGCATACTAGAGAACTTGGAGTTTAATGATGGCCTCAAACGTGCAGTCGAAATTGCTACTGGAAGCGGCGCAACAATACGCCCAAGCAATAAGTCCCGAAGCACTGGCCGTACTAAACGCACGTGGGATCTCTGAAGAGACAGCAGGACTGTTCCAACTAGGAACTATTACAAACCCAATCAACGGTCACGAGATGTATGAAGGGTGGCTATCTATTCCCTACCTTACTGCATCTGGTAGTTGTGTTGGCTTTAAGTTTAGACGATTAGATGATGCCAAGCCTAAGTATGGATCTCCTACTGGGCAGAAGGCACATCTGTATAATGTTTGTGACATCACTCTTGACTCACCACACATCGTTGTATGTGAAGGTGAACTAGATGCGATAGTCACTAGCGGAGAGCTTGGGATACCAGCAGTGGGAGTACCAGGTGTTGCAGCCTGGAAGCCACACTTTCCTAAGCTCTTTGCAGGGTATGAAACTATCTTTGTTGTCGGTGACAATGATGTTAAAGAGGATGGCTCTAACCCTGGAGCAGAGTTTGCTAAGCGCGTGGCGAATGAGGTAATGAACTCACAGATTGTTACACTACCCCCAGGTATGGACATCAATGATTATTACTTAGCCAATGGTATTGATGCCACGCGGAAGTTACTGATAGGGGAGTCGAATGTATGATGATGACAGAGAACGAGTGGGTCATAATGCTACAGACTTTGCAGCATATGGGCTTTCACATCTTGCAACAGGACCGAGCAACACAACTGATACTCATACGCCCACAACCAACCCGTTAGTAGATCACGCTGCGGTTACTGGCTATCGTGGGCAAGGTGTTGCAACTGAGGACTTAACATCTTTCATTGAGTCCTTCGCATCCCTTCGTGCTCACCGTGTCAAAGGTGTGGGCCACGAGCAGTACTCACACGCAAAGGGACAGAAGTTTGAGTCCTTTACTACATCAGACACCATCAGAGAATTGATTGAAGAGCTGGCTGATGCTAGCAATTACATAGACTTCCTTGCCATCAAGCTGCTGAACATACAGCACACTATAGATCGGGTGTTACCAGACTGTGACTGAACTACATCCAGTAATCTATGACCTAGTACCTAGCGTTGCTAACACTATCCATCGCAGGTATAAGAACCACGTTGAGCGTGATGACATCAAGCAAGAGCTGATGGCGTGGGCTATGACTAGGGTAGAAGATCACATCATTGATCTAATGGAACCTATCGAAGAGCGACGCAGACATAACGAGCAGCGCATTGCGTGGCAGATGAAGCGTGCAGGAGAGCGCTACGCACGCAAGGAGAAGGCTGCTAAGTCTGGCTATCAGACCAATGATGAGGCTTACTACGAGTCAGCTACGCTTGGTCAGTTGCTACCCTTTGTTATTGCATCAGTCATAGATGGCACAGTATTAGAGCAGGCACAAGAGATGATCTCAGATGGGCAACCTAAAGGTTCATCCTCTCCAGCAGAAGGTGGCAACCTGCTTGCTAACCTCATTGACATCAAGAATGGTTTTCTTAAACTAGACCAAGAGGACCAGACTCTATTGCGTATGCGCCATCACGAGAGCTTCACCCTGCAACAGATAGCACAAGTACTAGAGTGTGCTATCTCTACCGCAGATCGTAGGTGTGCTCAGTCCCTGCGTAGGTTGCAGGATAATCTAGGTGGGGTTAGTCCCTGGCAATGAACGAAGAGTTGTTATTTGCCTTCTTGCGCGAGGGTTTGTACCCTGATCTAGTAAAGTCTGAGGGCATCTTTGATGCCTATGACTGTATCTCTAGGCAAGCAGGTCACTACATAGAGTTAAAGTGCAGGGCTGTTCACTACAATACCTTGCTGATTGAAGAGATGAAGTATCGCAAGCTCATCACCCAAGCTGCAGAGCGTGATCTTGTCCCCTACTACATCAACTCCACCCCGCTTGGTATCTTCTCCTTTGATCTAATGGATTTACCGGAGCCAGTATGGTTTAATCACCAGATGCCTGCGAGTACAGAGTTTGATCGTGTTGAGAAGATTGAGAAGTTAGTAGGTTACTTACCCATAGATGAGGCGGTGCAGCTCTAATGCAGTATGACTATCGTTGCCCTGATTGCAATAGTGAATTAACTATAGAGCGGTCTATCCACGAGGAACCTCGTGAGCCTTCTTGCTTTGATTGCCACATACCAATGATCCGTAAGTGGGACTCTCCCGCCGTCACCTTTAAGGGTAAAGGTTTCTATAGTAATGGCGGGTAAAGCAAAACCCCACCAGCAAATGGACTGATGGGGCTTTGTTGCTAGGCGGAAAGGGTTAGAAACACCCAGCAAGGTTAGTAAGTAATTGCTTACCTATAGTGTAAGTATACACAGGTGGGATCGCTTCTACTAATTCTCCCCAGATCATCCAGTCAATTCCCATTGACTCGCGTGCTTGCTCTATCGTCTTTGCAGTGTGTCCACCTTTAGGTATCTCATCACGCATAGATCCATAGATACCAACAGGCT